TCTCAATTCATGAGAGGTTAACTACCGTACTTAAGGTCGCTTTCGATTGCGATTTACAATCCCAGCAGGTCCGGAATCGGAAATTAGCTCGAATTGGCTCTTTCGGCAAATACCATATGCTTAATCGCACGTGGGAAATTTGTACAATCGACCTTCATTCGGCTAGTAATTTTCCTTGGGTCCTCATTGAGTACCTGTTTCCGGAGTTCTTCGTTGAACTTCTCTCCATTGTTCGATGTCCTGAGATGGACGTTGATGGGGAATATGTTGTGAAACATATGTGCAGCACCATGGGAAATGGGTTTACCTTTTCTCTCATGACGGTCTTATCTGCTATCGTAAAGGTGCTTTATTCCCTTGCCGACTTACCCGAGTATGATACGGACCCTTTAACAGGGGAACGCGTTAAAACTTGGGGAGTCTACGGGGATGACATCTTAGTAGATAAATCAGTATTCGTAGGTTTAATGCGGGTACTTGATAGTTGTGGTTTCATTGTCAACAAAACGAAAACGTTTTGTGAAGGTTATTTCCGTGAGTCTTGCGGAGGTGACTATTACAATGGCCATAATGTTCGGCCTGTCTTTGTCGAGTCTCTCGATAGACAAACTGACGTTTTCTCTCTCCTTAATCGGTTAGCTAATTGGGGTGTATATCACTCTATTGACTTGCCTCGGTCACTAAGTTATCTTAGGACCTGGGCCCATCAATTTGGCGACACTGTGACTAGGGTTCCCAACTGGGAAGACGTTTCAGCAGGTATTCACGTGCCTTATTCACATAGAAGATCCACCTGTGGTGATCAGATACCTCCCCGATTCATTAGGAAGGCGTTCAGTCACTATGGTGGTGATTTATATGTGTGTTGGACTGCTAAAGGGTCAACGCGCCAAGTTTTTTCTGAGTGCGTTGAAGCAGTCTACTATTCTGATGTTATAACTCGTGATATTGTGAAATACCACATGGTTACTAACGTTGAATTTAAGGCAAAAAACCTCCTAGGTGTATTGCTACACACTATTGGGGGGTCTATTCGTGATGGAGG